GGTAGGCCGTGCCTTGAGAACTCTTGAGATCCCCATCTACGACCTTGTAGAGGACGACTTTCCCGTCCCTTACTGGGACTCCGTAGTGATGGCACCAGGACCTCCCGCCCTTGAATGCCGTCTTGCGTGTCTTTTTGCCTCCGATAACCTTTGCGCCTTCTCCCTCGATCAGCACGGAGACTTTTGGCGAGCACTTTGCGGTGACAGAGCCTCGAACCGAGAGCTGACAGAAGGCGAAAGCTTCGACGTAAGGTTTTCCGTTGCCCCACGCCTCAACACGAGGTTGGCTACTGTCACACGCCACAACACGAGGTTGGCTGCTCTCCCACGCCACAACACGAGGTTGGCTATTACCCCACACCTCAACACGAGGTTGGCTGTTGTGACACGCCTCAATACGAGGCTGGCTGTTATCACGCGCCGTAACACGGGGCTGGCTATGTTCCCGCGCCTCAACCCTAGGCTGGCTACGGTCACCCGCCTTAATACGAGGCTGGCTGCTGCCCCACGCCTCAATACGAGGCTGGCTACTCTCACGCGCCGTAATCCAGGGCTGGCTATTACCCCGCGCCGTAATCCAGGGCTGGCTATTACCCCACGCCATAATACGAGGTTGGCTGTGGTCACCAGCCTCAACCCTCAACTCAACGCCGCTGCTGACCCACAACATAGGAGCCTCCTCGCCTTGGGTAACAAGGTCATAGGACCCCCCCCCGACCAAGCTGATACAGGTTTCCGGCGATTTGAGGGCGGCCTTAAGCTCTTCCTTGGTTTCGACCTTAATGGTTTTCACTTTCCCCTCCTAAAATCCCAGTTGTGGTCGGTCTCGGTATCGCCAAAGCTTGTTTCGCGCTGCTCTAGGGAAAGGCCCGTATATCTTTATGGAAAATGTAGATGTCTAGATGTTACTGGTCACCATGAGTTCCGCCCACCTATTTCAAGGAGGGGGCAATTCCGACACCTTCACTCCCCACCAACGCCGCGCCTCTTGTGAAGCTGTATAAAAGCGTATAGCCAATACTGTAAAAAGTATAATAAGAAGCCCTATCAAACATAGTTTAATAGCGCGGTCGCTATTTTCCATATAACCCTTTCTTTTAATAATGCCACCTACTATTATAAGCGGCCCATAATATATAATTAATTCTGTGGCGGTCATTATGGCCGACTACATAGTCCCCGTTAATCTAAAGGGATGGCCTCATCAGAATCCGTTTAACGGATTGACCACCCCCTATTAAGGGGGTGGTTTCGGCCTACTACCAAATCAACAGGGATGGAACGATCAGTACTACCCACTCTCTCCAGGATTTCATAGGCTCCTTTCCGCCCTTATAGGGCTAAATGTTAACTTGCACGCTTCTCGACCTTGATGATATTTAAGCAACCCTTAATGCCAAGGTTCGATGGAATTTTAAGGTTGAAGATTGCCTGGTAGAGATTACACATTACTTGAATTTCTCCACCCAGGGAAGCTACTTCCCCAATGACAGTAGCTGAACACGCTCCACCAATCACCATCAGTGCGGGGAGTTGAAGTTCATTGGGAAGTGCTGCGAGCATTTCTGCAATTCTCTCTAAGGCAAGTTGAGAGACTTCCCATACTTTATCCTCCTCAATTTGATCATCCGCCGGGAAGTCCTTAGATGGCATCATTCCATTTTCCTTAAAAGGTATCTCCAGAAAATGTCTATAGTTTAAATTGTATAATTTATGTTTTATATTATATAATATATAATTTATATTATATATATATAGATATATATAGATAGGTAGATAGATCCGACCCCCCGGGGGTCGACCGCCGCTCCAGGGCAATCTGGCGGCCTCGCCGCGGCCAGGACGGCCCGGGGATCGTCCGAGGGCCGCCGGGCGCGGCAAATCGACGCCCAGCGCGTCCTGGGGCCTTCGCAGGGGCGGGGTAGACCCTCTGGAGCTTCCCGCCCGCGAGGGTGGGAAGCTCGGAAGGACCTACGGCTCGACCGCTTCCGCCATCCGGCGGATAGCGGCAACCCTGTGGCTTTCTTTGTACTTCTCCCCCAGCCCCTCCAGGAGCTCCCGGTCGGCCAACGCCATGGCGTCGGCCAGGGTGGAGAGGAGGGCGACCGCCCCCTGGCGGTCCCTCCAAAGGTCCACGGTCTTCGGGTTACCCCCCTCCCCGTAGGGGGTGACCGTCAGGAGAATCTCGCCCCCGGCGAGGTACTCCAGGGCGACCCTCCCGGACCCGGTCCGGTAGGAAACCCTGGTGCCGTCCGACAGCGGACGGTTGGTGTTGGAATCACTCGCCTGCTCCGCGCGGGAGCAGGCCTCCCAGGTCGCCACCGCGAGCTCAGCGGGGCTGGCGTCCGAGGGGACGATCGCGTCCCCCGCAGCCGCCCCGAGGGCCCGAAGAGCCCGCAGGAACAGGAGCGCCGGGGTATCCGGCGCTTGCCGCAGGAAGAGCTTGAAGGTATCCTCCACCCTCTCGTCCCTCCCCTCCCAGGGGAGAGAGCTATCAATGGGGTCCAGCCCCAAAGAAGCCCCGATTGAATTGACGACATCGAGGGGGGTATCCAGGAACCCCCTCCGGATGTTGGCGTCGACCAGGCGCTGAAGATCCCTCATTTTTCCTCCAATCTGAACTCAGTAGACCCTCTGGAGCTTCCCACCCTCGCGGGCGGGAAGCTCGGAAGGACCTACTTCAGGAACTCCTGCAGCGCCCCTCGGCTCTGCAGGATTGCGTTGAGGGCGGCTTCGAGCGGCTCTCCGGTCAAGCCGGAGGCCTCCAACTTCTCCCGGACCTTTCCGGCTGCGCGTTGAAGCGCCATTTCGCGCTCCTTGCGCGCCCTCTCCAGGTCCTCGGCCTCCTTAGAGGCGAGGGCGGAGAGACAGTGCCCCAGGGGGAACCAGGTTCCCCTCAAGGCTTTATCGGTGAGGAAGAAGGAGGGAGTTTCCCACCCTTCTCCCTTCGGGAGAGAGAGGGTGAGGAGCCAATACCCCTCCCCCTTCCACACTTTGCCGTCTTTCGACGGCGTGGTCACCGGAAGGATGGAGGCGAGATCCGTTTCGATGGCTTCCCTGGATTCGTCCCGGGAGCATCCGAACTCCGCCAAGATGGCGGAGACTCCCCCACGACACGGGATCAAAGCAAACTTGTTGTAAAACACCTTTAACCACCTTCCTTTCTTGCCTTCCTATCCGCCCCAACGTGGGGCGGCTTCGGCGGCGAGGAGGGGGAAGCAAGCGCCGTGCCACGGGGGCTAATCCGGATTAGCCGACGGCGTTCGCTTGGCATGCGACTTGCTTGCTGACACAATTTGTTGCCCGTGGTGACAAAATTTGTCCGGCCTGCCGTTTGCTGGGGGCGTTTGGGTTTGTAAAATGCAAAAAGTAACTTACAAACCGTAATTTATGAACGGTTGCCCCTAAATTGTTTGGGGAAGTGTGAACTTTGTTCTGAGGGGATTGGATGGGTAATCCCCACCCATATGCACTCCCACAATGCAGCATTTTCCATGGGGAAGTGATGGATGAATTGCAACATGTCAAGTACATTTTGCACATCATAAAGCACATTTTGTCATTTATGCTTTATAGTTTATAATTTACATTTTCTCGTTTATGGTTTATAGCCATCATACTTTATGCATTGCGCCCATAAAGAATGCATTCCCCCCTTCGGGGGGGGTGGGGGGTGGGGGTGGAGCCCCCCTATAAAAATTCCACCCCTTAGGATTTACAAAGAAGAAAGAAGAAAGAAAAATGAAGTAAAGAAAGAAGAAAGAAGAAGAATTCTTAGATACTCATTCCAATAGAATTCTTTAATTCTTTATATATTTATATATAGATATATAGATTATAGATACTCTATACAAACCTTAGAAGATCTATAAGAATGATATTCTCTCTATATACAATATCTAAAGTATTAAGTATAAATAACTTATAGTACCCACCCCCTTTATAGGCAAAGAAATACGTACCTCATTACCAATACCACATTCCATTTTGAGGGTTTTGAGGGCTACCTCCTCCCCTTCCAGGATGCCAATAGGAAGGCCGGAAATGGCCCTAGAATCGATTTTCATGGAAGGGGTGGTACTTAGATACCTCCCGAGCCATTTTAACCCGTTAAATCGAATTCTAGTTGACAAGGTGGTTGAAAGGGGGTATACCTATGCTTGTCGGGGGGTGGGCACCTCTTGGAGGCAAGGCTTATGGTTCTCACCAGGGCGTCTTTACTACTTCTATCGGTGTTTGTCGCCTCTTGCCAGGGGAGTGCAATGCTCCCCCATGGGGTGCCCCCTCCGACTTCCACCTCCAGGGCTTTGGAGCCCCTGGTCCTGGAGTCTCTGAAGTCTGCCGTCCTCATGGTAAAAATGCCAGACGGCTCCCAGGGAAGCGGGGTTCATTATTACAAGGACGGGAAACGCTCTTTGGTCCTAACAGCGGCGCATGTGGTCGAACCCTTTCCTGCAGGGACCGGGGTTAACCTGTGGGGGGTTGGGTTGTATGGGGAGCATGTGGAGGCTACCGCCTTCGTTAAGAAGGTCGGGGACCAGAACAACGTGGATCTGGCTGTCTTGGAATGCCCTCCCCTTGGAAGTATTCCAGTCCCCATCTCAAAGAAGGGGCCATGGCTCCCCAGCCAAGGGGACACCCTTCTGTCGGTGGGGTACCCCAAGGGGATCTACCCCCCTCTGGTCACTCTTGGTTATGCAGTACAGATGGACGGCCTATACCTGGACCATACAGCTTCTGTGTGGTTCGGTAACAGCGGAGGCCCGGTGGTAAATACCTCCCTCGAGGTGGTGGGTATCAACGTTCTGGTGGGTGGGTGTGAAGGGGGAGCCCACAGCGATAAGGTGCGGGCGATCCGTCTTTCTTTTATCAAAGATTTTGTGAAGGGGGTATAGTGAATGACTTCGCTCTTGGCGCTCTGTTTGGTGCTTTGTGTTCTTTCCTGTCTTTCCATCTGGCTCTTGTCTTTCTCTCTAAAGCAAGGTCCCCTGGTCATGGCAAACCCCTTCCGTTCTCGGCCAACACGGAAGAGCAGGAGGCCAAGGTAGAGAGTCGCCTGAACGCTCAGTGGAATGATGCTGTGGATGGGTTGGGACGATGATGGATAAGTGCTTTTGGTGCGAGCATCACGAAGAGGACCACAACCCGGTGGATGGGTGGTGCTTCTACTGCGATTGCAGACGCGGTGAATGATGGATAAGAAGAGCCTTCTCGAGGACGCTGAACCCGAACACCTTGAGTGGCTGAAAATGGTCCTCAAGGACTGCGAGTCGGAGTCCGATTATGTCCGCATCAACGCGATGCGGATGCTGGGTCAATATTTAGGCATCATAGGCTCCAAGAAAGCCGCCAAGGGAAGGCAAGTGGATGTCCGATTCTCCTAAAGAGCCGGAGAAGAAGTACGTCCCGGCGGGCGCTCTGACGGCATCTGGACGCGTCTCGTCCGCCGCCTATATGCGGGAGTACCGTAGAAGGCTGAAGGAGAAGGGGCTTAAACCTGATCGCTCTCCGGACCCCAAGGAGGCCCGGAGGGTCAAGGCTGCCACTACGGTCACCCTTACCGTGCGCTATACGCCGCACGATAAGCAGAAGCTTTTCGCCAAAGCCTTGGATGATGGCAAGCGCATCGTCCTGTACGTGGGTGGAATTCGAGCGGGAAAGACCTACGCAGGGGCCAGGGAAACTCTGAGAAATATCTACCAGAGAGGCTACAACAAGAAGGGGCTGGGGTGGATCATCAGCCCGACCTACCCCATGTCTTCCATCGTGGAGCGTGAATTTGAGAGCGCCTGCGAACTTGAGGGCGGACGCTCGCTGATTATCAAGAAATTTGTGGGCCAGAGGGCCTACCTTCTCTACCCCCCACCCGGGTGCACCAAGCCTTATAGGGTGGAGATCAAGACGGCGGAGCATCCGGACAGGCTGCGGGGTTCCTCTTTGGATTGGGTGTGGGCCGACGAGACTGCGATGATGGTCCATGAGGTTTACAAAATCCTCCTGGGTCGAATCCTGGACACCAAGGGCGTCATGCTCCTCACCACCACTCCCCGTGGAATGAACTGGCTCTACGAGGAGATTATCAAGAAGCAGGAGACCGACGCAAGGATTGCGGTAGTGAGGGCGATGACCTCCGAAAACCCACACCTGGATGCCCTGGATGTCGAAAACCTGAGAAATCAGTATTCAGCCAATTTCGCCAAACAGGAATTGAACGCGGAGTTCGTGTCCCTGGAAGGCTTGGTCTACACCAACTTCGATTTCAACAGGCATGTGGTCAAGCCGATCACCAAGATTCCAGACGGGGCGGAGATTATCTCTGGGATCGACGCCGGGTACAAGGACCCCTTTGTCTGTCTGTGGTTGATGAAGTACAAGGACCGCTTTTACGTGGTGGACGAATATTACGCCACCCTGCGCACGATGGAGAGTCACGCCTTCAATATCAAGGGAGCGTGGCTGACGCCCCCCACTCTGCGCAGATGGATGGACCCCTCCGCGGCCCAGGAGTCGGCGGATCTGAACGCCTTGCAGATCCCTACCTTCCCTGCCAAGAACGACATCAGGGCGGGCATCAATGCGGTGGCCCGCTTGGTGGAAACCGACCGCCTCTTCGTGTGTTCCAACTGCATCAACACCTTGAACGAAATCTCGATGTACCGCTACAAGGACGCCACCTCCAAGAACGCCGGAGAGGTGCCCGTAGACAAAGACAACCATTGTATGGATGCTCTACGCTATGCCATTTACTCCGAAGATGGCTATCGCGTCAACCATCCCTACATCATCCAGCACGACAACGGAATGCTTCAGCTTGCTGGCTTGCCGAAGCCCGAAAATATCGACCAGTGGATTGCCGTCCGCAACGCCTATCCCGTAGATACCATCGGCGGGTACGATGACGGTGGAGAGATGGATGCCGCTTATTGAATACCAATGCGCCCTTGGCCATGGGGCTGAGGTGTTTTACCATAACAAGAAAGATATCACAAGAACCATCGAGTGCGCCCTGTGCGGAGGGGAAGCTAAGAGGTGTCTGATTTCGAGATTCTCTATTTATGGTACCGATAAATACCACGACCGGGGCTTTAAGGATGCATCGCTCGCTTTTGGAAAACGGGTAACCAGCAACAAGGAAGTGGATCGCCTCTGCAAGGAGACGGGTATCGTTCCTGTAACCTGCCCCTCTCAGTACCATCACCCCAAGAGGAAAAAGTAAGATGAGCATGGAGAATCTCAAGTCCCCGGTTCGGGCTGAGCAGTCCTGGGAAGAGCGCATGGCCGCCAGGGGCCAGGAAGTCACCCCGGAAGAGAACGCCCTTGGGAAATTCATCTATGCCCGCTATCTGGAGGCCAAGAAGTTCCGCGCCCAGTACGATAAGGATTGGGATAAGTGGTGGAAGGTTTACCTTGGCGACCACTGGGACACGGCTCGCCCAGACTGGAAGAGCGCGCCCAAGGTGAATTACACCTTCGCCACCATTGAAACCATCGCGCCCATTATGACGGACGGCGACCCTCAGATCACCGTGGCACCGCAGCGCCCGGAGGATCTTCAAATCTCCGAGATTCACGGCCACATTCAGAAGGCTATCTGGGCTCGCAATAAGATGAGGGGTAAGCTGGTCAAGTACGTCAAGAATGGGCTCGTCCTTGGAGACGGGATCATCAAGTGCTGGTTCAATGCGGATGCTTGCGATGGGATGGGGGATGTGGAATATTCCATCGTGGACAACCGACACTTCTTCCCGTCCCCGGGAGCGTTGGATATCCAGGATGCCGCCTACTGCATCTTTGCCGCCAATATGCCCATCAACTACATCGAGCGTATGTACCCATCCGCCCGCGGTAAGATTGTCGCCGGTGTTTGGGAGGAGGACCTTGGCGGGAATCGCACATTCTCCTCGTCCACCGGAAGCTACCCATCCACCGGCCCCATTGCTGGCACGGATGGGACCGTAACCTTGAGCAACACCTCGTGGGCCAAGAGCGGGGTGTCGCCTACACAGGAAGTTGATCGCGGGCACATTGCCACCCTTATTGAGATGTGGCATCGAATTGATGGCAAGGTGTGGGTGACCGTCTTTGCGAACGGTATCCAGCTTCGCCATAGCCGAAGCCCCTTCCGGCACAATCGCTATCCGTTTGTAAAGTGGTCGAACTATCCCATTCCGTCGTCCTTCTGGTCCATGGGAGAAGTGCAGCAGTTGGAGAGCTTGCAGCGCTTTATCAACAGCCGCCGCGGCCAGATTCAGGATCTTCTCAGGATCTGCTCCAACCCTCCGATTGTAGCGGACGCCAATAGTGGCATCAATCCCAAAGCGATGACCGGACGACCTGGAGTTATTCTCTACAAGAATCAGGGAACGGACGTTCATTGGATGCCAACCCCAAACATTCCATCCGCCCTCTTTCAGGTGCAGCAATTGGATAAGGGCGACTTCGACAGCATCTCCGGCATCTATGATGTAACCAAGGGTCGTGACCCGGGAAACATCGAAGCGGCAAAAGCGATCACCGCCTTGCAGGAAGCTGCCCAAACCAGGGTGCGCCTTAAGGTCCGCAATCTCGAAGACTCTCTGCAGGAGCTGGGGGAGCAGTCCGTAGCCCTTGTGCAGCAGTATTACACCGAGGAAAGAGTAATCCGTATGGTTGGCGGCAACCCCTCCGCGCCGGACTTTATGGTAATTAACAAGAAGATTGTTGACAAAATCGGAAATGAGATTAAAATTAACGATGTAGGGGTCGGGAAGTACGACGTCGAGATCGGCGTGGGCTCCACCATGCCCGTCAACAAGACGGCCCGCTCCGCAGAAATGAAAGAATTGTTTCAGCTTGGGATAGTCGATGCCCAGGCTGTTCTGGAGAATAGCACCCTTCCCGCCCAACAGGTGGCGGCCATCTCTGAGAGAATGAAGAAAGCTCAGATGGAGCAAATGCAGGCGGAACAGGGTGCTGTGGCTCCAGAGGGTGGCGGTGGTCAGCCGCCCCCTCCCGTTACTGACGAAGAGATTGCCTCCTTGGAGGCTTCTTAGAAAGGAATCTATGGAAAAGAAGAGCGGTCTGGTGTCTCCCGCGCAGATGGGCGACAAGGGCAACAAGGGCAATGAGTCCGGGTCGGCTCCCGGCGGTCGGGTGGCTTCTCCCGTTAAGACGACCAATGCTGCCGAGTCGAAGCAGCATAACAACGGTAAGTAATTTATGGACCCCAGAATGATGGCAATCAACGGCGCTTTGGGTGGGATGCCCCCCGAGGGTGGCCCGCCCATGGCCCAGGAACCCCCGATGGATGAAGCGCCCCCTGAGAACGAGGACCCCATCGCCGGGGTTGTTGCTCACATTCAGGAGGTTCTCCCGATGGTTCCCCCTGAAAAACAGACGTCGTTGATGGAAGCGATGAAAATTTTGCAGAGTGGCGGAGACATGGAGCCAATGGGCGAAGTATCCGCTGAAGGCATGGAAGGCGAAGTCCCCGCCTTTTAGGGACGCTAGGAGACACAATGGGAGATCAGGATTTTGACGCGGAGATGGATGCCATTATCAACGGGGGTCAGGATACGTCCGCTGCGCCCGCAGAGGGCCAGGGAACTCCCGATTCCGTTCAGGCAAACCCACAGAACGCGCAAAGCCTGAAGGCTGGTGGTCGTGAATGGGGAAACCCTTCCGATCTTGCTAAGGCTTACGATGCCCTTTATAGGGATTACGGTCGTAAGTCGAATGAGTTGAAGGGCCTTGAGGAGTGGGGGCGCTTTGCTAAGTACCTCTCGCAGCATCCCGAGCTCCAGAAGGAACTCAACGAACGCGTTTCTGAGTATCAGAAGCGTCGAGCCAGTGGGCAGACTTCGGCTACCGCGCAGCGGGACAGCCAGATTCCGCCAGAGTTGGCTCACAAGATCGAGCGGCTGGAAGCGTCGTATGCCACCATGGAATTGGACAGGGAGATGCAGGCCCTTCGTGGTCGGTACAAGGTTGACCAGAACACGATGAGGGATGTTCTCGCCCTGGCCAAGGACTACGGTGAGCGCAAGGGCGTCGATCTGTCCCTGGAAGATGCGTATAAACTACTGTCCTTCTCCAAGCAGAAGGAGGCTGGGGCCTCTGAAGCCCGCGCATCGCTTCAGGCTAAGAGAGATGGATCGGTCGGCCCATCCAGCGCAGCTAACCTCCAGGCCGCCCCAAAGGGTGGCTCCTGGAAGAGCGACGCCGAATGGCAGACATCGCTCACCTCTCAGTTGAAGCAGTTCGGTATTTAAGGATTTGTTATGGCGCTCTCCATCGGGCAGCTTGCCTCGATTACGCAGAGCCACATCATCCCCAAGGCGGTGGAGCAGATTTTCGGCTCCAACCCCCTCTTCTTCCGTTTTAGGGAGAAGGGCGTTAAGTATGATGGCGGCCTGACGATCCGGCAGCCTCTCGTCTACGCCAGCACTAGTTCGGTGACGGACTTCTCTGGTTACGACATCCTCCCTACGGCCCCCAATAACCAGATTACGGCTGCTGAGTATCAGTGGCGTCAGTATTCCGGTACGGTGACCATTTCCAGTGAGGAGGAACTCAAGAACAGCGGTTCCAATGGCATTGTGAATCTCCTGGAAATCAAGAAGGACGCCCTCGCCCTCTCCCTCGAGGATATGCTGGGCACGGATCTCCAGGGATCGAACAGCACCGGAAAGAAGATTGACGGTCTTGGTCTCCTCTTCACGGCTGCTGGGACGTATGGCGGCGTGGCTCCGGCGGACCTTCCTCAGTGGGAATCCCGTATCCACTCGCTGATTACCGCTGGCGTCCTGACCAAGCTGGACATGCAGCGTATGGTCGGTCTCGCTACCGTGGGGGCCGATAAGCCCTCCGTTGGCGCTACCCGCCAGAGCGTGTTCGACAAAATCTGGTCGCTGTGGGAAGGGCAGCAGCGCTTTGTGGATTCCAAGATGGCTGATGCTGGTTTCACCACGATCACCTTCAATGGAATTCCCATCGTCGTTGACAGCCATATCTCCGGATCGGATGGCGGTGTGGCTGATAACTGGCTCATGTTCCTTAATGAGCGGTACCTCAACCTCTTCCTGCACAAGGATTTCAACTTCAAGGTGACTCCGATTCCGCCCCAGCGGGATCAGAGCCTGAAGATGGTCCGGACGGAAGTGGCTCTGAACCTTGCGTGTTCCCGTCGAAACATGCATGTTGTGACCAAGACCATTAACCCCAATCTGTAAGGAGGAACGATGCCCACCAACTACACTACCGTTCCTGCCGTCTTCGGGGCCGATGATACGGTCACGGCTACCTACTCCGAAAGAAAGTTCCCTCTGGGGATGTATCGTGAGGAGGATGGCAAGGGATATCGCTTTGTGCGTTTCGACAATGGCTCCGGCAACGTGGCTTCGTCCGCTGGCGCTGTTGGTCATTGGCTGAACGACACGGGTACCGATTGGGTACTGACGACCGACACTGGCGACTCCAGCCGCAATAAGGTGCGCGGAATCTTCCTGGGCGAAGTGACGGATCAGTATTACTGCTGGGTGCAGACCAAGGGTGCCTGTTATGTTGCGTCCGCTTCCGGTGCCGAGGGTGACGCCGTTATCTCCAGCGCTACCGACGCTACGGCGACGGTGGTGGCCGCTGGAACGGCTCCCACTCATAAGGTTATCGGATTTGCGCTGGCCGCGCAGAGTGGCGGATTGATCCTGACGGATCTTCAGTTGGACTAAGTGGCGGTGGGGGTGGGGCTCCTAGCGGGGCCTCACCCCCTTTCGGGAGAATCATGTCTATCCATCAATTGCATAGCGACCGTGGCGTATCCCAGGTCCACGCTAATGCATCGGGGGCCTCCACAGATCAGCCTTTGGTGGCAGCTCCCGGGGGCGGCAAGCGGATCGTCGTGGACGCCTTCCATATCTCTTCCGCCGGTACCGGGCAATTCTTCTTTGAGTCCGGCACCAGTACTCAGGTAGGCCCCAGGATGGAACTGGTGGCGGGTATACCTCACGCTAGAGGCGACGTGAGAATTGCTTGCGGGGCAAATGAAGCCCTGACGTGGACCTCTTCCGGCGGCTCCATCGGTGCTCATAGCGTCTTCGTGAACTATCATGTTGAAGGCGTTTAATGTCCTGGCAGAGGAATCTCGTTGCGCTTTCCTCCACAGAGGGTGACGTCACCCAATCAGGCACCACGACCGTAGTTGCAGCGCCTACGGCACCTGGGATGCTGGTCATCAGAACCCTGACGATCAGCGCCGATACAGACGGTTCCGCCGCCCTAAAGAGCGGTTCCACAAGAAGGGGGCCAAAGGTCTACTATTCAGCTAATGGGGGTGTAGCCCTACAGGAGATGGAGTTGTCCCTGACCCCCGGGGAGGCATTCAACATTACTTGGACAGGCGGCGGGAACGTGTCATACTATTGCGAATACAATCTCATTCCGGCAATACTATAAATGAAAGTTTACCATTGGGGTCATAAGCGGCCCTGGTACTGGAGGGTGACAAGATGCCTAAAGGCACTTCTTTTGCGAATGAAATCGTGGATCTGATTTTCAGGGCCGACGCTATCGCCAATATCGCAGATAACGCATCCTCTTCGCCAATCACCAACATCTACCTGTCGTTCCATACGGCAGATCCCGGGGCAGCCGGGAATCAGACCACCAACGAAACGTCGTATACAAACTACGCTCGGGTTGCGGTTTCGCGTTCCGGGAGCGGATGGAGCGCCGCTTCAGCCGGAGCCACTAGCAATGCAGCTCTCATCCAGGGTAACACCTGTGGGGTCACCGGAGCCACCCTTACACATGTTATGCTGG